AAAGTTGCCATGATCGGCCTCCGAAGGTTATGTTAGCATATGCCCCTGCAATTTAACACAAAGGCTTCCAGTAGTAAATCAGGAAGGCTGAATTGGCCAAACTGGGTTTGCGGGGTCAGTTGTACTAGCTTGTAGGGCATAGTTTCTCCTTATGTAAAAACAGAGAACGACATTTGGTCGCAGTCAAAAATATCATGGTCGGTTGAACGCCGTGTCCTTACTGAAAAAGAACTTGCGCTCTTTGCTGTAAAACCAATAGCCATACCGTAGCCGACGTTTGGATTGCTTTGATTGCTTGGCCCAACAGCAACAGCATAGTCAGCATCAGGCATGGCTGTAGTGAATGTAACCGTGTAAGCCCCTGTGGCGGTACGAGCAACAGAGGCAATGTTTTGACCAGTCCATGTAGTAGAAGCGTTGCTACCATCTGCGATAAATACAAAAGCTCGACAACCATAGTAGGGAGCCGACCCAGAAGTTTGAGTTATACTGTTCTCTTCTATTGCAGCCTTAACCTTAGCTGGAGACACAAGACTTTCAGTATCACCTGTACCAGTCTCCCAAGTAAGTGTTGTTTGATCCCCCAGAAGGCCAGCTTGAGAACCAGAGGTTGTGACCACCTTAGTGTTGTCCAGTATCTCAAACTCGTCGGTTGTTTGGTTAAAGCGTCCCACATTGATCCAAGTTCCAGACCCCTTATAGGATTTAAGGATGTTGTTAGATGTATCATACCACCACATCTTCTCATAGGGAGTAGTGGGTTCTGTTCCAAGGCTGTTATTAGAGGCAAGAGCCTGTAGCGCCTTGTTGATGTTGTCTCGTGCGCCAAAGGCTGTTTGGTTGGCGATTGTAAAGTCATGTTGTGACATATGTTTAATACTCCACTGTAGCACTAAGTGCTGTTATGTTCGGGGTTACTTTTGCAGTGCTATTTAAAAGTGTTGCTCTGAACTCTACATACTGACCAACTAGCTCACCAGATGCGTCTACAAATGTTTCAGCAGCTAGTCCAGCTACAGTATCGGAAGCCCTCGCCTGTGTTGATACAGAGAAGTCCCCGAAGTTTGTAGTCTCATTTGTCCAGTCATCGAAGTTACCGGGCCAAGTGTCCCAGTTGTTAGGGATATCATCCCAGTTTACTTCACCACCTACAGCATCAGCATGTTTACGAGAGGCTGTTACTGAACTGGAAATACGGACTGTACGGGAAGTTCCCACATCAAAGTAAGAGTCCCCATCATGGTAAAAGTCGTAGACACCAGTTGCACCCGCTGTAGCGTAGCTCGACATAAACAAGTTACCGCCAGAGACAGTAAGGTTAGTCCTAGCACCACTAAAGTCTGGGTTCTCAGTGTCAGTTTGATCCTGACCAAGCGAGGGTAACTCAGAATTGAGAACTGTTGTAGATGCCGCCGCAACACTTTCGTTACCTGTTTTGTCAACAGAGGTGATAAAGAACTTACCAGAGAGTGCAGGGTAGCTAATAGAAGTAGCAGGTCTTGCGATCTTGCTTATCTTTTCTGACACTGTTGGATCACTAAAGTTGGCAGACCCATTAGCTGAGTAGTACACTTTATAGTGCGACAGGTCCAAGTCACTAACCGCTGTCCAGCTAAAGAAGATTGTACCCCCCGATAGTAAATGGGTTAGGGATGCAGGGGCGGATGGTGGTGTTGTATCCGCAGTAAGGTTATAGGTTGTAGTTATTGTCTCACCCTTGTAGCCAAGAGCGTTAACCGGGGTAACCGACACTGTATAGTTAATGGCACCTTGGTTAATCTGAGGGGCGTCAATACCTACTATCTCAAATCGACCAGCATTGTTGCCCTCATTAACAAGAATGGTTTGACCAACAGACTTAAAGTTAGCGTCAGAAGTCTTCTTGTATTTAAGGATAACTGAGTCTACCCGGTCAATAGCGTTACTGGTAACATTCACGACCAACACGTTAACTACGTTCTCGTTCACCTCACGGTACTCTTGGCTTACTGTGATGCCGATAGTTGGCACTTCGTAGTACTTCAACAAAGTTGAGTTGTTAGATATGATCTCGCGTTCATCCGCCACTGAGAACCCAAATGCAGCTACACTACTTTCCCTCAGTTGCAGGTTAACCCGTAGGTCTAAGTTATCTGGGTCAGGATTAAGTCTCCAACCTATAACCTCAAAGGTCTTTTCACTACCCGCACCCCATCCGTAACGCTCGTTACGAAACTTAACAAAGTCTCCAACCTCAACATCTAACGCTTCCAAACCGAAGTCAGCAGACAGAGAGATTTGCTCCCTACTGCGGAACAGCATTTGTTTTGCTAATCTCTGTGCAGCAAAGCTATTTGTGGTGTAAGGGAGAGCTAGGTCAAGTGGTGTCTCTACCCCGCCATCATCATTCAAGAACTCAGAAGAGATAATAGCTGGGTAGTCAGCACTAATCCAATCTTGATCTTTGTCGATGAACGTACCAGTTACCTTGTTAAAGTTATCCCTAGAGGAAACCCTAGTATCAAGGGATACCCCAGACCTAAGATCATCTAGCGTGAACGTCTTGGTTGGTGGAATAAACGCACCAGCGTGCAACTTCCACATACCAGCACCCCAGAACAGAGTACCACCACATGAAGTCATCATCTGTTCAAGCACAGTTCGTATAGGTTGATTTAGGTTTACAACACCGTTGATTGTGTATTGCTCAGTACCATCAGATAAGATGTCAGTCTGGTCACAAACGTCAGCAGCTGCCTCAAAGGTAGTGTAGTTGATGTTGATGTCATCGTCGTTCATACCGTAGTTAGATGTCAAGTAGTCCTTGATAACCCAAGCGGCATTGTTAGAGTACACAGGTGTTTGATCGACACCAGATACAGTCTTAGTAACCTTCTTACCCTTAATAACAGCTGTCACAACTGGTAGACCGTTTACAAAGGCATCTTGGTCGTATGTAAAACGACAATACAAGTAAGCTAAACCCTTGCCAACAAAATCGTTGTCAGCAGATGTCTCTGAGATGATAGTGCTGGCAAGTGTGCTTGTGCTGTTAGCAAAGGCATCGTTTATACTTGTTTGGTTGCCAAGGTGTTTGTATATCTTTACAAAGCCGTTGAAGGGTGCAGAAGTAACATCCTCGTTAGACATAGTAACGACTTCATCGTTTAGGTAGATGTCACCAATCTCTTCTACTTCATGCGCAGCCAGTACGATGATCTGGTGTAGTATCTTGTTGCTGTCCCCAGTGGAATCAACGAAAGTTACTGTGCCACCCTTACGGACTTGACCATATACAACCTGTGCAGGTTCTGTAGCACCTTTACCGTTAACCAGAAGTCCACCACTTCCGAGAGAACCGAAGTCAGGCTTGGGCGCAAGCGCAGACAGGAGGGCCGAGGTAACAAGTGTAGTGGCAATATAGCCTACAATATAAGACCCATACGCGGTAGCTGCAATAGTGGCACCAGTAGCACCCGCATAACTAAGGAGCCAAGACCCAATAGTAGCTGGTTCACGAGCTACTCTGTCCCAAGAGTTCCAGTGCGTTACTGTGTAGCTGCCTAATTTATATCTTGACATTTGGCCCCCAAGAACTTTGTACGTCTTCTGCGTTTAATTTGATTAGGCCACCCTTACTAAGGAACACACAACGTGAACCTAGAGATATGCCCATAGCAACTCCAATCATCCACCTCTGACTTCTCTCAGTGGTAACTAGGGAGCCTAGAACTGGTCTGTCGTAAGGTGTGAGCCTTGATCTAAGGGCTGCGTCAATACCGCCAAACCTAAATGTCTTTCTTAGCTCATCTCTTCTCATGGGCTTACCTTCGATCATGTATTTACCTAACCAATCTTCAGCCCACCCTTGTCCGTACATAGCTTTCCAAGCGCCATTGGTGAAAGTGAAGCAGTCATGCACACCCCACTCAAAGGGGACATCACACACTTCACTAAGGTATTCGTTTAACCTGCTGATCTTCCCCATGCTACTTGTTGATCCTGTATGTCTTGCACAAAGGAAAGGAAGCTGTCTCCACTGTATCGGGCTTTGTGGCTCTCATCTGTGTATCTCCAATTTCGGGAACGCTCCAGTTCGACCAGCTTACTTTCGATAGTAAGCACGACAGTAGCAGTTTCGGGTTCGTCTGAGATTTGCATGGTGTCCATGAAGCCACTAAAGATTTCTACTACTGGGGTGACACTTTGTTCACCTAAGTAGACTTTAGCTATACGCCTCTGGTAGGGTTCCTGTAGGGCTATTGAGATGATAGAACTGTCAAGACCAGTCAAGGTTAGCACCATACCCTTAGCAGATAGGTCTCCTACTTCCTCAGCGGCTGCTATGTTGAGTAAAGCGCCTGTTCCTGTGTAAGTCTCCCCACCGATAGTTCGGTTACCCAGACCTGTCCACAATCGCAATGGCCCCACATCTATAGGGTTTCCATCTGCACCCGTAATAGTCCTAGTGTCGAACATCAACTCTACAGCATAGTATGGGTTGACTAAGTTACCAGTCAGGGCAGTTAGTAGTCCACTGTCTATTGTACGGCTCATCCTACAACCTCCGTAGCCCCGAAAGAGATGCCAAAGAAACTTGCGTTGTCAACAGACCAAGCTGTCTCGTTAGAGGCAAGACGGAACAAGCCAGATGCGTCAACTAACACAGCGTCTACATCAGTACGAGCCTTACGCAATTTAGGCCACACCTCTAAGTCACCAGACCCACTGTAGTCAACTAATACCTTGTGTAGTGTCGCATCAATAGCAGCCCCCAGCTGAATATAGTCTCCAGCTTTAAGTGTGCCGTTAGAACTGTTCACAGTAAGGCTATCGTCGCCAGCAGAACCAGTGACGTTAATAGCGTCAGCAGTACCTCTAACGGACCTAGCGGATGGGTCGTAGAGCAAGAACGTACCAGCACGGCCCTTGAGGGACATAAGCAACGACACCCAAGATTCAGCATCATCACGGTTCATGGGCGGCAAGGTTACATCAGCTTCCCACATCTGACCATCGTAGGAATGTGTCTGTTGCTTGTATGTGAACGGGGACATAGACACCGCT